AAACCCTGTAACGTCGCAGGTTGACATATCGGTGTTGAGGGTAGGCGTGGGCATGATAGTAGCACAGCCGACCACAGGCTCTATAATAGCCATAGAAGGCGGGTATAGCTCTACAGAAGTCACTCACAGTGTGCCGTCAACGACACTGAGGAACTGCTACCTCGGCGGAGCGGCCCCGGTAGGAAAAGTTGATACCGGCGCGACGTTGCCTATAGCCCCGACACTCATAGAATCGTTTGGTTCTATGTTGACAGCGGCTATTACGATAACCAACGTACAGCCTGCGTACAACTTCGACCTCGGCGGTTATTTGATACTGCCTCCGGGCGGGTTCTGCGCGATTTATACAACCATTGCATCGGGCGCGGCTTCGATGGTGGCAAGTTTTATATGGGAAGAAACACCGATAAATTGAAAATAAGGAGAAACGAACATGGGTACAGATTACAGATATTTAGATAAGGGTAACGATGACGGTACTATCTTTGGTGCTGACGCATCGGAACTCATCAGCGTTTACGGAGCTACTCCGGCGATACAAAATTCGCACATTGTCTCAGTTTCTACTGCGGCGGCTACGACCACTACCCCTTACGGGTATGCGGCCTCTACACAGGCTGACGCTATAGTTACTGCGGTTAATGCGATACTTGTCGCATTAGAGACTTTCGGAATTGTAGCTACAGCTTAAAAGGAGAATCGAGAGGGGAGGTTAAAATCTCCCCTCAAACTCTTATGAAAGGATATGACGGTAAAGTAATATTATTCACAACTTTTTATAACAGGCAGACTATTTCTAATTACGCAGAATCTTTATACAAGACTGCTTTAGTTTTAGAAAGGTTGGGGATTAAACAGGATTATTGGGCGAGCGAAGGTGGATTTTTAATTGAAGTTGCTTTAGATCAGGCTTTGACTAAATTTTCAGAAAGTGACGCTACTGACTTCTTAATTATAGATTCTGACGAAGCGTGGAATCCTGCGGCTGTAGTTATGTTGCTTATGCACACGGAACCGATAGTCTGCGGTACTTACAGAAAGAAAAACGCATGGGCTGAATACATAGGAGATTTTAAAAAGACCGAAGATGGACACGTCATGGGTGTTCAGAAAAACGCAGATTGCATACTCATTGAGGCCGATAGAATACCTGCGGGATTTCTAAGAATTAAAAAAGAAGTAATATTAAAATATATCGAAAAATATCCTGAACATTATTACATCAATGGAGAGAAAATATATCCGTTCTTTAAAAACGAAATTATAAATAATCAGTTTACAAGCATGGATTATGTTATATCTGACAAGTTCAAAAAACTTGGTTATCAGATTTGGATAGACCCTGCGCTTGAAATAGATCATTTTGGATTAACGGAATATAAAGGTAATTTTGATAAATATTTAAGAGGTCTGAAAGCTATTGAAGATGTAAAAAAAATGGCAACGAATATCAAAGGAGTTGTATGATAGAATATAAAGGCAAGTTGATTATATTCACCCCTTTTTATAATTATCAAACTGTTAGTCCTTACGCAAGGTCTTTATGCCAGACTGCTATAGTCTTGATGAAGATGGGAATTGATTTTGATTATTGGGAAATTGAGGGCGGGTTTCACGTTGAAGTTGCCATTAACGAAGCTTTGACAAGATTTTCCGAAAGTGATGCTACTGATTTTTTAATGATTGAATCAGACGAAAGTTGGAACCCTGTATCAGTAGTAGATTCTTTGCTTCATGTAGACCCCATAGTAGCGGGTACTTACCGCATGAAGAACGGTAAGTTAGATTACATAGGCGATTATAACAGGGATAATAAAGGCCGATTACTTGGAAAGACTGTAGAAAAAGGCAGGTTTCTTTTAGAAGCCTTCCGGGTTCCTGCGGGATTCCTGAGAATTAAAAAAGAAGTAGTATTGAAATATATTGAAACATACCCGGATAGTTATTTCTGGTTAAATAACAAGAAAGTATATCCGTTTTTCTTCAATGAGATTATAGATCATACATTTACGGGCATGGATTTATGTTTATCTGACAAACTGAGAGAACTCGGCTATCAGATTTGGGTAGACCCTATGTTTGAAATAGACCATTGGGGTATGGCAAAATTCACAGGTAATTTTGACAAGTATTTAAAAGAACTTAAAGATAAAGAAAAGCAAGAAAAGAAGTTAAAGAAATTCTGGAAAAGGTAAAACATGGCTCAAGGCGTTTATAAAGTTACCGAACTTTTTGAAGAAAAACTCGCCGAATATACGGGTGCTAAATATGCCGTAGCTCTCGATTGTTGCAGTAACGCTATCTTCTTGAGCTTGAAGTATCAAGGAATAGAAGGCAAGGAGATTACGATACCTTCGAGAACTTACATGAGCGTACCGTGCGAGATTATACACGCAGGCGGGAAGGTTAAATTCGAGCCTGTTAAAGGCACGACACTTAAAGGTGCATATAACCTATGGCCTACAAAGACTTGGGACTCCGCTTTGAGATTTACATATAATATGTATATGCCCGACACTTTTATGTGTCTATCCTTCTCCGGGCCTTATAAACATTTAAAACTTACGAAAGGCGGAGCAATTTTAACAGATGATTACGAGGCTTATTTATGGTTTAAAAGAGCAAGGTTCTCAGGCCGTAGAGAGTGTAATTATCTTGATGATAACTTTGATATGTTAGGTCATAATTTCTACATGATGCCTGAAATAGCAACAAGAGGACTTTTACTCATAGAGCAGTTTTATGATAACGGGAAACCTATAGACAACGAAGATGTAGAAAAATCATACCCGGATTTAAGTCAGTTCAAGGTATATCAATGCCAATAACAATAGGACACCATGCGGAACTATGGGGCGAAATTGAGACTTTTCGTGACGATATCGTGACGATAGGTAATTACTTCGTACTCGCGGCGGGAGCTACCATTATAACTCACTGCCCTATAAGACTGTATAAAGAAAACATTAAAATCAATATAGGGGATTATGTTTATATCGGCAAGAAAGCCGTAGTGCTTCCGGGCGTGAATATAGGTAACAACGTAATGGTAGGCGCAGGGAGCATTGTAACACATGATCTGCCTTCCGATTCTATATGTGCCGGGAATCCTTGTGTATTTAAAAGACCTCTGGAAGGGAAGGAATTATTGAGATTTCAAAAATTGGCAGAGCAGGGAAAGGTAGGAAATGGAATTGAACCCGACTATTCTTCATAAAGGAAAGAATGTTATTATCAGTCCTAAAGCAAGTATCTATTGTGACTATTTGGAAATTGGAGATAATGTGCGTATTGATGATTTCTGCATATTGACGGGCAATATAAAAATTGGCTCTAATATTCATATTGGATGTTTTGATTTTCTCTGCGGAGGTAACGGCATAGAACTTGAAGATTTTGTGCAGTTGTCAGGCCGAGTTTCGCTTTATTCTGCAAATGATGATTATAGCGGTCATAGTTTGGTTGGCCCTTGCATTTCTGATGAATTTAAGCCCGGATTGCAGAAAGGAAAAATCTTACTTAAAAGACATACTCTAATCGGAGCCAACAGCATAGTAATGCCCGGTATTACAACAGGTGAAGGATGTGCAATCGGAGCTTTTAGTTTTGTAAATAACGATATCCCTGAATGGGAGATTTGGGGCGGCAGACCAATAAAATATTTAGCTAAAAGATCGAAAAATATGTTGAACTTTATACCGTCTGTCAACAAAAGAGAGGTACGCTATGAGTCTGGTGTATGACGTTATTTATGGCGCATTAAGGCTTTGTAGAGTCAGGAATACAAACAGTGCGATACTAACCGAAGCGTTAGACTCTTTAAATCTGATGCTCAAGTCTTGGGAAGAGACTATGTTGACGCCGACTACGGAATCTTTCACCTTAACTGCCAGTACCGCAGGATACACTATAGGAACCGGAGGGACTTTAGACACAGCAAAACCCATGAGCATTAAATCTGCATATATCAGGAATTCGGACGGCGTAGATTACGAAGTTGAAGTCTCAATGTCTCCAATAGACTATAATTTAGTAAGCGATAAAGATGTAGATGAAAGAGCTAATGAATTATACTACGATGCTAATTATTCAAGCGGTCTTGGGTGTATATATCTGAACGGAGCTTACTCTACAGCAGAGACTTTATATCTTACATCGTATAAACCAATTACGTCTTATACGGCTATAACGGATACTATAACACAGCCTGCTGAATGGGAAAAGGCTATGAGATATAATCTTGCGATAGACCTTGCCCCCGAATATGGCATGGCTTTAGACCCGTACATTTTAAACGAAGCGGCAAGACTTAGAAATATAATAGAATGTAGAAACTCAAGCACACCAATCGCTAAATTTGATTCAGCACTTTTGAGGTAGATAATGGCGTATGTTGGTCAGACATATAGGATAGGGCAAATAGGCGGGTGGAACGCTAATCCCGATCTTGATCTTGTGCCGAAAGAATGTATGATTGATCCTGAAAATATCAATATACATAGAGGCGGCAGGCAACCCAGAGGCGGCACAGAAGTAGCAAACGGTGATTTAGTAGCTACCGGATATGTTTCTACAACCAAGTTAATGTCTCACTTTGACGGAGCAGATGCGGCTACAGCTTACATAGACCCGATCCAAGGCGCGGCGACTTTTGTAGGAACTGCGGCATTAGATACAGCACAAAAAAAATTCGGCACGACTTCGCTTCTGCTTGATGGTAATTCGGATTATATTACATATCCGGATTCAGCTGACTGGTATTTAGGAACTGGCGATTTTACAATTGATATGTGGGTAAGATTCGCGGTTAAACAGGGTAGTTGTTTTTTTGAACAAAGAGTCGATAACGATAATTATTATATGTTATATTATGTTTCTGGAACAGATCTTCTATGCTTTAAGAGTGAATCTGCGGCATCTTTTTTGGCATATTATAGAGTTTCTTGGATTCCCGTTGTCGATACATGGTATCATATAGCATTTGTTCGGTCAGGGGCAAGTGTCTACATATTTATTGATGGAGTTAGTCAAGCATTGATTCCCGTTGTCGGAATAACAGTCAGCACAAGTTTTCCAAATCTCGCAGCGACATTTAAAATTGGATTCGGCGCATATACTAATTATTATATTAACGGTTGGATCGACGAATTTAGAATCCAAAAAGGCGTAGCGGCATGGACTGCCGATTTCGATCCTCCTATAGTCCCTTACGCACAAGACAATTATACGGGCATAACCGGAGTATATCACTTCATTCGTGAAAACGGACAACTTAGCGGTTATTATGTAGTTGATGAAAATGCCGATAATATAGGCGACGAAAATGGGAATTATTTAGTATCCGAAGGTTCTGATATAATAGTTGGAACGAGCGACGGAGACATTATAAAAAATTATACTGAAAATCTAAAAGCAGATTTAACGGCTAATCTAAAGTATTATTTTGAAACTTTCTATGATGAATTATATATCACAAACGGAGAAGACAAACCTCAAGTTTATGGTAATAATTTAAGTTACGCTTGGGATATGGGGTCTCCAAAACCTTGTGTCGCGGCTTTAGGCGGTGACGGGGGTGCGGTTACTTCAGGGACTCATTCTTATAAAATAACTTTCGTTACGGCAAGCGGAGAAAGTTCTGGGAGTATAGCATCTAACGTAGTTACTGCGGCAGAGGGAAACGATAGTATTGATTTAACAAGCATTGAAGTCGGGCCTACTGGTACAACTCAAAGAAAAATTTATCGCACAGCAGCGGGAGGTACAGCATATTTATTGCTCGCAACTTTAGATAATAATACAGCTACGACATATACGGACGACATAGCAGACGGTTCTTTAACTGATGCAATCCCAACAACAAGCCTTGCGTTCCTTCCTACAGACTGGCAATCTGACTGGCCAAAGTATTTCTTAAAGCACGGGCGCGGAGTACATAAAAGACTTTGGGCTTATGGAGTTGAAGGACATCCAAATATGCTTTATGCTTCGGCTAACGGACTGGCAGACTTCAGTAATACTAACACTATACTTATTAAAATAATGACAAATAAGATTACCGGATGTGTAGAATTTGGGGGTAATCTTGTAATCTTCAGCAGGGATAAAACCTTCATATTAGACGATGTTGCAATAGGCGTTATGAATTGGGGTTATCAGGCAGCTCAATGGGATGGAGGCGCGGCGCATCAGAGGCTCATAGTTAAAACTCCCCGTGACGTTGCCGTAATGGACGAAACCGGAAACATATTCTCAATTATGGCAAGTCAGCAAGTTGGAGATTATCAAATAGCATCCCTCACAAAACCTACACATATAGATAAATGGATTAAAGAGAATGTAGATTTATTAAAGATAGATAAATTCCACGCGATATATGATTCTGAACTTAGAGCCATTAAATGGTTTATGATTTCTAAAGATTCTGACAATCCTGATATTTGTCTTGTGTACTTCATAGATTACGCAACATGGACTAAACATACATTTAACTTATATCATTTATGTTCTAATTCTGTTAAAGTAAACGAGTCTTTATGGAAAATTTATACAGGTGGATTTAGCGGCAAGGTTTTCAGTTTAGAATCTGATACTCTATTAGACGATGGGACGTATTATAGAAAATATTTCAAAACTCCATTGATACATATAGATAATCCAAGAGCGAGCAAGATGTTCGATCGATTATCTCTGATCGTAAAACCTCAAGGCACTGAATTATTAAATTACAAAATATCAATCGATAATAGAGAGATAGGGACTTTCAGAACTACACTTCCCGGTGCGAGTGATTTTATGCAGAACATAATTTCATATATCGGAGCTACTGGATTAAGACTACAGCTTGAATTTTTCAATAACGATAACGATGATTTTTTCATCAGTGAGATTATGGTGGATTATCAGTTATTAGGCAGTGCTGACGAATACGCATACGCTACGGCAGATTTGGTTTTAGAATTTGGGTATGTGTACTTAGGATTCTTTTCGTTCTATACACAAGACTGTGAAAGATATAATCCAATAAATAATTCTTGGACGATTTTAAATGACCTCCCACTACCTTATAGGGTGTATAGTTCGGCTAATACGATTTTATCTAAAAGTTATATTTGCGGAGGTATTTATATTATAGGATTTACAGTAGAAATTTTACAAAATTGTGATGAATATACACCTTTAACAAATAGTTGGGCTTCCAAGACGGATATACTAAGTGCCAAAACCATATTTTCTGCTTCTACTATAATGGATAAAGGATATATTTATGGCGGTCGGGATGATAGTATTGAACTTCAAGATTGTGATAAATATGATTCAATAGCCGATAGCTGGACTGCTAAAACAGACATCCCCACACCCGGAAGAAGCTATTCATCCGCTACAACTATATTAAACAACGGATATATTTTCAACGGTACAAATTACGGCGGAAGTGAACTCTATGCAGATTGTGATTCTTACAATGTATCCGGTGATTCGTGGACAAATAAAACAGACATGCCGACTTCAAAATTCGACTCGAAAGCTTTTACAATTGCAGATAAAGGATATGTTGTGGGGGGACAGAATTTAATTTCCGGATTATCGGATTGTCTATCCTATACGATAGGTACTAATGCATGGACAAGTAAAGCCGTGACTTTGAATAATAAAAATTGTTGCTCGGCATCCGCGATATACGACAAGGGATATGTTTATGGAGGATACATGACTCCGGAAACAAATGCGTATTGTGACGAATATTCTGCAAATATTGACACATGGAAAAGAAAAGCGAATATGTCAAGTTCAAAAGCTTATACAGCAGCATCTACAATATAGAGGTTAATTATGGCGAACAAACAAATTAAAGATTACACTCAAGTTTCGGATTCTACTTTAACAGATAAATTGTTATGTCAGCAATCCGGAGTTACTTATTATCAAACTGTAGCGCAGGTGCTTGAGAATATTGAAAACTTGACAACGGCATCTACACTTGACGGAACTGAAACTATATTTTGCAGAATATCTGGTGTAAATTCAAAAGTCACCGTTGATGCTTTAGCAGAATTTATAATAGAGAACAGCTAATGACAATACGCGAAATTGGATATTATTCAGCAGTAACCACACCCGCAGTTTCGGATGAATTTCTATGTCATAAAAACGGGATTACCCAGAAGACTACAACTACTGAAATTTTAGATGCTATATCTGATTTTACACAGTACGCTAAAAATGATTTAATAGCCAGCGGTGTAGTAATGGGTACTCAAACCGCTGATCAAGTTCAAATTTCCTTAACACAGATTATAGCTTATGTTAAATCGATAGTTTACGGTATGCTTTATGGAGGATACACCTCGGCAGGAGTAATAAAGACTTGCGTATCATACAATTTTGCGGCTGATTCTTATACTGCGCGTACAAACTTGACAACAAGTACTTGCAGATTGGCGGCTTCATCTATAGCCAACAAAGGGTATATTTACGGAGGGTTTACTACTGGAAGTGTACAAACTTGTGAGGAATATGCTTTTGGTGCGCCGGGTACATGGACTGCCAAAACAAGTTTTTCTTCAACTGCAAGAGGTTATTTATCTGCTTCCACTATTTTAGGTTTAGGATACATTTACGCTGGATATGCGTTCGGATCAACGACAACATCAGTAGGTTTATGTGATGAATATAGCCCAACCGCTAATTCTTGGGTTGTAAAAGCACCATTAAATCAGATAAGACGGCAGGCGTGTGCTTCTACTATTTTAGATAAAGGTTATGTTTTCTGCGGTTATGCGGGAGGGGGGATTAATTTATCGTCTTGCGAACAATACAACTCGCTTCTTAATGTTTGGACGAACAGGAGTTCCATATTATCGCCGTCAAGATATTCGGCAGCATCGTTCGCTGTATTGGATAAGGGATATGTGACGGGAGGTTATGCTATAGACTCACTTAATGATTGCGATTGTTACGATGCCGCGGCAGATACTTGGTTAAGTAAAACAAATTTAATACAGGCTAATACATCACACGCCGCAACAGCTATATTACAATACGGTTATATTTTCGGCGCTGGACCGAGTACTAGAATTGCACATGAGTACAATCCTATTACAAATAGTTGGAAAGTAAAAACGGCGGGGAGTACGGCAACATACGATTTAGCTTCATCAACTTTACACAGTTAAGGAGATTTATGATTAAAAAATTACTCGCAGACCACAGATGTTTTCATTCGGAATTTCAGATGGATAATTTCATTACGATTAAACAAGGCA